AATCTAATTGCAGATTGGAAATACAAACGCAAACTAAAAGCAAAGATGAAAAAGTTAAAAGAGGAAGATCCTTTTATATATGACTAATTGCCAGACGTACAAGAGAACATGGCATTGGTATGTAAGACAACACTATACAGGTAGACGCAAAGAGTTTAATCCCTACTATATCAATAGCCAGTTGTATAACTTTTTAAAGGTTCATACTCACAACCAAATATTAGATATAGGTTGTGGTGAGAACAATCTACGTTTGTTCTTTAAGAACATTACAGGAATAGATCATACACTAGAAGCAGATGAATGGTGTTGGCCAAGAGAACCTGCTTGGTGGAATATAGAATACCATAAGGTAGGCGTAGCAATCAACAGTTTGCATTGGGGTGACATCAAACACAATATTCAAACATGTTTAGACAAATGTGAAACTATGTTTATTACATTAAACAATAACCAGGACATAGACGAATTTAGGCAACGCAAGGCATGGGACGAACTTGGAAAAGTAGAGTGGTTCTGGCACGACGATAATAAAGAACAAACTAAGGATGAAGTTAAACAGTTTCTGTTACAAGATCATCTATACAATGGAATTTTTAATAAAAAAGATGTTGACAAACACGTAGAAGACGTATATAATAATTCTATAATACACGATCCAATATATGGTGTTGTGAGAGCAATCATTAGAAGGTAACCAATGTACAAGGTAACAGCATACTTTAAAAACCATAAGGTGGTTGAAAAGTTTCATGATCTATATGATGCAATAGATTTTAGAGATAGTGCAGATGCTAACTATCCTAAAGAGGTAAAGTTTGAAAAGGTAAGAGATATGAGAGAATGGGTATTTAACTGTTGGAATAGTGTTATGGATCACGAGCGTAATCCACTAAGTGCAATTCCAGACTTTAGTACACGACATATGATCATGCAGGTATTAGCATGGATGTGGTGTACAGTATTCGGTATCATTGTAGGCAGTATGTACATGGGAGTCTTTAGTATGATTCTACATACACTATTGCTAGGTGCCATTGCAGTTACAGTAGCAACATTTGAAACAGCAAAAAGACGCCCACAATACTTTGGCGGCTTTGGTCGCGGCCGTGGCGGTGAGCATGAGTGAGAATTATTGCACAACCAAAGGACTTGGGTGGGCTTTTTTAATTATCGTAATGATGATTGTAGGACTTCCATTAACAATAAACTACATTTATTGGTGAGAACAAATATAATATGAATATAAAAATTTATCAAGAACTTGATAGGATAATTAAAAGTTGTCCTGGTGCAAACAAGCATGAGTTATGTGAATTAATAAGAACTAAGTTTGGCGTGGCCGTTACCTCACCAAACGTAGAGGATATTGATAATGCAGTATTGGAACGATACTTTACAAAAGTATGGCAACCTAAGCATAAGAAATACAAATACAGTGGACTAAGCATAGTTGATGAGATCAACAGTATGAATCTTAGTAATGTACTTGATATTGGCTGTGGTTACAATGAGTTCAAAGGCAAAATCAATAACCTAGTAGGCATTGATGCTTACAACAATAGAGCAGATCATCAAGTATCACTGCTCGACTATCAGACACCAGATAGATATCAAGCCATTGTCTGTTTTGGTAGTATAAACTTTGGCAGTGTAACAAAGATCATTGCTGAAATGCGTAAAGCAGTAACACTAGCAACAGTTGGTGGACTACTATACTTTAGGGTTAACCCTGGTATCCAACATGATGATGAAGAAGCTAAATGGATAGACTTCTTTGAATGGACTCCAGAGTTTATCTATAATATATCACGTGAACTAAATTGTGATATATTGAGTATGCGAAATGACGCAAACAGAATTTATTTCGTCCTTAAAAAAGGATAAATAATATTAACGCAACGAGCGTTGCGTCAAATCTCCAATCAATACGTGAATAACTAACCGCCGAGTGGCATCAGTTCAGATCACTTTAAACCTTGACTATAATTAATGTAGTCAAATTCAAAAAATCAATCAAAGGAAAAAAGATGAAAAAACTTTTAGCAACAGTCGCTCTTGCGACTATGATGGCTACCTCAGCGGTAGCAGATACTTTGACACTTCAGTATCCGAATGGCCCAGGTAAGGGCGGAACGGCATTCTGGGGTGACAATGTAATGAAAGAGCTTAATGCAAAGCTCGAAAAGCATGGACATAATATTGTTCCACGTTACCTACCTGGACAACGTGGTAAAAAGTCCCTTAAAGATTGGGCAGGATCATATATGGAGCGTGGTGATACGCTTATGATTGCTCACGGCGGTAACGGCGAAGGCTTCCTACTAGAAGATGTAGGTGGTTTTGATTATCGTGACTACGATCCAGTAGTTGTAATGAACACAAACATTTGGGTTTCTATTAACGCAGGTGTTGACTGGAAAAATGACGTAGTTAAATTTCCAGCAACAGGTGGTACAGGCTTTGCGGCTGACATCGTTGCAGTAGGACTTATGATGTGTGGACCAGAAGTTAATGCCACAGTTGAATCATTCCTAGAGTGTACAAACGAACGTGTACGTTTTATCCCAGGATTTAACTCTGGTGGTGAAAAGCGTCAAGCATTCCGTAGAGGACAGTTAGACGCAACACGTGATACTCCACAGACTTCTTTAATGGGTTATGCTAAAGAGTATGAGTCAGGACAAAGTCGTGTATGGTTTGCACACGGTATTGTAGACGGTAAAGGTTCTGTTTACGGTGATCCAAACGCACCAGAAGGCGCACAGTCTTTTAACGAAGTGTACGTTGCAGAGTGGGGCGTTGAACCAACAGGTCCAGTTTATGATGCTTATAGAGCATTCCAAGGATATCGTGATGGTTTCCAAAAGACAATTTGGATTGCACCTAACTCTCCATACAAAGACGTAGTTAATCAAGCAGTTCAAGAAATGATTAACGATCCAGAAGCAATGGCTCGTTTAGATAAGAAACTTGGAGCGTTCCCTTGGTTAGCTGGTGATGAAGTTGTCGAATTTAGTGACTACTTATTCTCACTTATTAAGAGAGAGCGTTTAGAAACATTAGTTGTACTTGCAAATGACGTGTTTAAGTACCAAGATGCTTACGTTAAGGAAGAACTACTCAAGTAATGGAGTGGATTCTACAATATCCAGTTGCCGTGCAGTGGGCTATTATGCTTACTGCCGGCATCTTTTATGGGGGCTTAATTGGATTAATTCCTAGTGCTGGCCCTGGTAAAGCAATCATTATGCTCTTCGTTATTGTACAGAGCTTTGATTTTACTGGCGGTAACTATCTATTCGTATTGTTTTCTATTGCAACAATGGTATCATGTACTATTGGTGATAGTTTTGCAAGTGTACTCTTGGGGATACCAGGAGCATCAGGAGCGGCAAGTACAATGGTAGATGGATTTCCTCTAGCAAAGCAGGGTAAGGCAAGTTACGCTCTTAGTTCTGCAATTACAGTAAGCACAATTAATGGTTTATTATTTGGTGCATTAGGTATGGCTATTATTCCTTTTTATGGAGAGATAGCAGACTATGTTGGTGTACCAGAGATAGCTGGATTAATATTAGTAGCATTCTGTTTAATATCAGTTGTTACTACAAAAAATACGGGCAGAAGTTTAGTTGCTATTGCAGTAGGTTTGTTTATTGGATCTATTGGTTATGGTATGATGGGCGAAGTTCGTAATACAGGCGGCTGGGCATACCTAGAAGATGGTGTACCAGTTGTTATTGTGGCGGCTGGTTTGTTTGCACTTCCTGAATTATATGAAGCACTAACAACCAAGTATGAAGTTGCAAGAATTTCACGTAAGGAACACAATCAACAAACATGGGATGGCATTTTAGCTGTCTGGAAACACAAGTACCTAGCCTTTATGGGTGGGTGTATTGGTTTCGTTGTTGGTATCTTACCTGGAACAGGTGGTGGTATTGGTGACTGGACAAGTTACAGTGCTACAGTTGCAATTAACAAAAAAGAAAAAGTAAAGTTTGGAACCGGAAACATCAAAGGTGTTATCGGTCCTGAAGGCGCTAACAACGCTGGCAAGATGGGAGGCTTATTGCCTACTATTATGTTTGGTATTCCAGGCGGCAAAGTTTTTGCATTATTAATGGCCTTATGGCTTTATGTAGGCTTTGAAGTTGGTAGTCCATATATTATGGATGATAAACAGTTTATGGATCACCTCCTGGGTGGCTATATGCTTGGAACATTCTTTGCTGGTGTACTGATGTTAGTGTTTGCAAGATGGTGTTGCAAAATCGTTTACATCAACCCAGTTTACTGGATCCCCCCAATGTTGGCGTTGACGATTTGGGCAGTTCTTGCAAGTAGATTCTATGCAAGTGTGTATGAAGATTTAACTATGCTAGTAGTATTTGGTATTATTGGTATGATAGCTAAGTATGGTAAGTTTAGTAGACCTGCACTACTTATGAGTTATATCTTATTCCCACGTATTGAAGGATCTTACCTACAGTTGTCTAACGTATTCTTTTATGATGATATACAGTCTGTGTCAGCGGCACTGGGCGGTGACTTTAGTTTATTAAGTCAAAACTATATCCTTAATAATCCTACGTTTATTCAACACCCTGTATTACCGATTGCTATGGTAATTGGTGTACTACTTCTATTGTACGGATTTTTTAATAAATCTCGGACAATGGATTACGCATAAACAAAAATCTGAGCTCCCTCCTATAAATACTACTGAAGTAGTAATTTCAATAGGGGGGAGTTCTACCATGATAGATCCTATTACGGCTATGTCAGCCGCAACAGCCGCTTTTAGCACAGTGAAACGTTTAGTTAATGCTGGCCAAGACTTTGAAAATTGTATGGGCAGTATGAGTAAATGGTATACTAACGTAAGCGACTTTCGTAAAGGGCAACAGCTCAATAAAAATCCACCATTGTTTAAGAAGTTATTCAATGCTGGCTCAGTAGAAGAAGAGGCATTAAACCTTATTATACAAGAGAAGAAACTTATAGAAATGGAAAAAGAGTTACAAAACTTACTAAATTTTAGATTTGGATTTGGTACGTGGGATGAACTCAAAGAAATGCAACGTAAGATACGCAGAGAGCGTGAAGCGACTATTTATAAACAAGAAGAACGTAAGAGAGCATTATTTGAAGCACTAGCGATCGGTGCCATGTTGTTGCTCTTAGGTGGAATAGTTGTTTTTGTATTTTACTTAATTGGTATAGATAGGGGCGTTCTATAGAATGATGACACATGTTTTTCTCCTAGTTTATATGCTAGGAGATCAAGTACAAGGAGGCCAACCTATGTACTTTAGAAGTATCCAGACATGTAATTGGTACGCAAGCAAGATCGTTAAAAGGTATGGAAACTATTCATACTCCAGCCTTGTTCCTAAAGAACATAAAGCTACAGCGTATTGTAAGCCAGTGTGGCGAGACACTGACAGGATACTGGTTTATGATTGGTAAGGGGAATGATTTATAGGTTTAAAGATAAAGTAATAGAATGGGATGGTAAAGCCAAAGTTTATTCAGGGGGCTGGTTAGTCTTTAAGGGCTGTGGTTTTATCGGTATCTTAACTTTTATCAAGTTATGTGACAACCACCCTGATGTAGTTGAAAAATTTAAACCGCAATTAGAACAACGAGAAAAAACTCGCTTTAAGGAAGCAAGGCCTAATGACAATGAATTGTCTGGCTAGGCTTCTTTTTCTTCTCTAAAACATTTTGTTGGTGACTTCAAACTAATCCCCAACCTTTTACAACGTGCAATTAAATTTGTTCTTCCCACCTTTAATAACGAGGCAGTATGTGTTTGATTGTAATCACATGCTTCTAGTGCTTCAACAACCATATTGGTTTCTTTATCTCGCAATTCAGCCTCTAAACTTGTATCATCAAACTTGGAAGGATAAATATTTATTGTAGTGTTAAAGATCTCATCGAGTGAATCCCATAGATAGTCTTGTTCTGTTTTTTCGCTCATATTTCACTAACTCTATTCTATATAGGTGTAAAAATATTTACACTATACATAAATACCACATGGAGGGTATAATATATGCAGATTATAAAGTATTTAGTAGCAACAGTTATTCTTACCTGGGCATCAGCTAGTATAGCTGGTGAACTTGAATGGTCCTTTAAATCACCAGCTTTTCATTACGGCAATGGATATAGTAACCATGTTCTAAGTGTAGAACAGTTAGGATATCAACGTAAAAAGGAAATGGAAGAATCTAAAAGGTCTGAAGAAGCTAGGCTGGCACGTGAACTAGAAAATACTACACTCAATAAGTTCTTAAAGAACGTTGAGTCACGCATATATGCTACTCTTTCCAAACAAATGGTAGACAGTATGTTTGAGACTTGTGATGAAACTACTACAACCTGTCCAACAGGTGGTACAGCAGAAATCGAAGGATCAACTATTACTTGGTTGAAAGATTCTACAACAGGAAGTATTACACTTACTATAGTTGGAGAAGATGGAACCACTACCGAAATCACGATTCCAGGTGCGGGGGAGTTTAACTTTTGAAAAAACAAATACTCCTAAGTTTCCTGGCAGTTATACTCGGCGGGTGTTCGTCAATGAATCAATCTCTAGACGTTTACAGAGAGAGTCAAGACAATAACGCTTCGCCTAAAGTGCAAGTCAGCCCTATAGCAGAAAGACTAGAAGATGTCCCGAAGCTAGACGGCAAAAAGATTACAATCGCAGTCTATGGTTTTCAAGATAAAACAGGACAGCGTAAACCAGTTGCAGGTGTGTCTAGTTTATCTAGTGCAGTTACACAAGGTTCAGAAGTTTGGGTAATCAAAGGCTTGCAAGATGTAGGTGGACAATCGTGGTTTGAGGTGGTAGAGCGTGTAGGCATGGACA